CAGCAATAAAGATTTAGAAAACGTAGTAGCTCAAGTAAACGTAAAGTTTGAGGCACTATTTAAGAAGATTGCACAACTTGAGAAACAACTGGAGACTAAGAATGCCAGCAAAAAAACAAGACCCAAGACTAGCTAGGGCTGGAGTTGATAAATTTAATCAACCGAAACGTACCCCTAGTCACCCAAAGAAAAGCCATGTTGTCGTGGCAAAGGAAGGTGACAAAATCAAGACGATTAGGTTTGGAGAACAGGGGGCAAAGACCGCAGGAAAGCCTAAAGCGGGAGAGTCCGAAGCAATGAAGAAGAAACGTGCTAGTTTTAAAGCACGACACGGCAAGAACATTGCCAAAGGTAAGATGTCAGCGGCTTATTGGGCTGACAGAGTTAAGTGGTAATAACAGGAGAATACTATGCCATACGGTAAAGGTACATACGGTAGTCAAGTAGGGCGTCCACCTAAGAAAAAGAAACCGCCTAAGAAGAAGCCAGTTAAGCGATGAAAGGCCAGACACACGGTGGCAAGGGAAGTTCCCAGAGGAAGACAGATCAGAAGAAGTTTGCATCTAACTGGGACGCTATATACAACAAAGCTACACAAAAGTCAAGTAAAAAAACAAATAAAGCTTGACTTTCTTATACTTTTATGCTATAATAACAAGGTAAGACTAACTAAAACAACACTGTCCTAATAGGAGAAACAGTATGATTGATAAAGACCTTGAGCTATATTACCGTAACATTAGAGATATGTTTGCAACAGACGGCTGGAAGCAGCTAATGGAAGACCTTAACTCTAATGCAATGGTTATCAACTCAGTAGAAGCTGCCAAAGACAACGAAGACCTGCACTTCCGTAAAGGCCAACTCGCTGTTATAGCTAACCTACTGAACCTAGAAGCTCAAATCGACGCAGCAGAAGAGCAAGCAATGCAAGAGGAAGACGTAGAAGAAGTTGCCTAATGAGGGCTATCTACGAGTATCGCTGCGAGGACGGACACACGAATGAACGCTACACAGATTCAGAGTGTACTCACATCCCCTGCTTAGACTGCGATAAGATTGCAAGAAGAATTGTAAGTGCTGTGCGAAGTAAGTTAGACCCGCTATCTGGCGATTTTATGGGTGCTACTAGACAGTGGGAAAAGAACAGAGCACAGAAACTACAGCAAGAGCGCAAGGCCAACTCCTAACCAAGGAAGCCCTGCATAATACACCTCCATAATGAGAATACTCACGGAGTTTAATAATGGCAACACTAATAGACGAGCGTCCACCTGAAGACGTTGAAACTGAACAAGAAGAAGAAGTAACTCAACTTCAAGAGGAACCTCAAGTAGAGGAGACTCCTCAAGAAGAAGATGAAATCCCTGAGAAGTATCAAGGGAAGTCTACCGCAGAGATAGTACGGATGCACCAAGAAGCTGAGAAGCTTTTAGGTCGTCAAAGCTCAGAGGTAGGGGAACTTCGGTCAGTAGTAGACAACTACATACAGACACAACTCGACACCAATACCCCAGCAACCCAAGAACCTGAAGAAGATATAGACTTTTTCTCTGATCCCGACAAGGCAGTCGAGAGAGCTATTAAGAATCATCCTTCAATCAAAGCTGCTGAAGCACAAACTCAGCAGTACAAGCAGCAAACAGCGCAGTCTCACTTGCAACAACGTCATCCTGACATGCAAGAGATTCTACAAGATGGTAAGTTTGTTGAGTGGATTAAGGGATCAAAGATTCGTACACAGCTCTTTGCACAGGCAGACACGCAGTACGATTACGAAGCTGCTGATGAACTCTTCACTACGTGGAAAGAACGTCAACAGGTAGTAGGACAGACTGTAGCTAATGAGAAGGCTAGTCGCAAAACCGCAGTTAAAAACGCCTCAGCAGGCAATGCTAAAGGTAGCGGTGAAGCAGCAAGTCGTAAAGTTTATAGACGCTCAGACATTATTAAACTAATGCAGACCGACCCTGATAGGTATTTGTCTTTGTCTGACGAGATCATGCAAGCATACCAAGAAGGGAGAGTCAGAAACTAAATCTCTTTAAGGAAGTATTATCATGGCTACATCAGTATATCCCAATATGGGCGGAGCAGTAGACAACACTAGCGCCGCTAAGTTTATCCCAGAAATCTGGAGTGACGAAGTAATTGCTGCGTACAAGAGCAATCTTGTAATGGCTAATCTCATCAAGAAGATGAGCATGACTGGCAAGAAAGGTGATACCATTCACGTTCCTAAGCCTACTCGTGGTTCAGCTCACGCTAAAGTTGCAGAGACTGCCGTAACTATCCAGAACTCTGTTGAGTCAGAAGTCCTGATCAACATCAACAAGCACTTTGAGTTCTCTCGTCTGATTGAAGACATCACCGAAGTACAGGCTCTCGCTTCACTGCGTCAGTTCTACACAGGTGACGCTGGCTACGGTCTGGCAAAGCAGGTTGACAATGATCTGTTTGCTCTGGCTAAGTCTTTCGGCGATGGCGATGGTTCTAGCTACGTTAACTCTGGTTCTTTCCAGATCAACACTACCTCTGGCGCTCTTGAAGCATTTGACGCTGACGGTGCTGCTGACATTGGTGCATTCTCTGACGCTGCGTTCCGTGCGCTGATTCAGAAGATGGACGATGCAGACGTTCCTATGGACGGTCGTAGCTTCGTTGTACCACCCTCACTGCGTAACGCTATCATGGGTATTGATCGCTACACTTCTACTGACTTTGTTAATGGCAAAGGCGTAGAGACTGGCAAGATTGGTAACCTGTACGGCGTTGACGTATATGTTTCTACTAACGTACCTGTCATTGACACTACTGGTGGTGCTTCCATCCGTGGCGCTCAGCTGATCCACAAGGACACCAACGTTCTTGCAGAGCAGCAGGCTGTACGTTCTCAGACTCAGTACAAGCAGGAATTCCTAGGAACCCTGTACACTGCTGATACGCTTTACGGTTGTCAAGTAATGCGTCCAGAAGCAGGCTTCACCCTAGCTGTAGTATAAGCTAAACTGGGGGATTCTTCGGAGTCCCCCTTTCTTTATTCTCCCTTTCTTTTGTTTTCGTAGGAGCTACAATGGCTATATTTAGAGGTGACGGTGGTGCTGGTGATTCCAATACGGATGCCACCATATCTGCTGTTACAGCCCAAGCTGACATAGCTACTACGAAAGCAAGTGATGCAGCCGCTAGTGCAGTAGATGCGGCTAACTCTGCTACAACAGCTACAACTAAAGCTGCTGAAGCAAGCACATCTGCTACTAATGCAGCTAACAGCGCCACAGGTGTTGCAGCCTACGCAACAGCAGCAGAGAACTCAGCAACTGCCGCAGCATCTTCAGAGACTAACGCAGCCACTAGTGCTACAGGTGCTGCTACTAGTGCTACAGCAGCCAGTGCCTCTGAGACAGCCTCAGGAGCCTCTGAGACGGCTTCCGCTGCTAGTGCTACCACTGCTACTACTAAAGCCTCAGAAGCCGCTACAAGCGCAACCAGTGCGTCTAACAGTGCTTCTACGGCAACGACTAAAGCATCAGAGGCTTCGACTAGCGCCAGCAATGCCTCAACCTCCGAAAGCAATGCTGCTACATCGGCCTCTAATGCTTCCTCTTCAGCCACGGCTGCTTCTAGTTCCGCTACGGCAGCGTCTGGTTCAGCAAGTGGTGCAGCTACTTCAGCTACCAATGCAGCAGCTAGTGCTACAGCGGCAGCAGCTTCAGAGTCCTCTGTATCTGCGGATGCCAGTGCAGCGGCTACATCAGCCACTAACGCTGCCACTAGTGCTACCACAGCCACTACAAAGGCTAGTGAAGCAGCTACGTCAGAGACTAACGCAGCAGCCAGTGCAGCTACGGCTACTACCAAGGCCAGCGAAGCAGCGACTAGTGCTACTAATGCTGCAACCTCAGCTACTAGTGCAGCCTCTAGCGCCACTACAGCAACGACTAAGGCTGCTGAAGCAGTAACCTCTGCAAGCAATGCAGCAACCTCTGCAAGCACTGCAACTACTAAGGCAGCAGAGGCAAGCACCAGTGCAACTAACGCAGCCACTAGCGAGACTAATGCAGCATCAAGCGCCACAGCAGCAGCAGGATCAGCTACAACCGCTACCACTAAGGCTAGTGAGGCAGCTACAAGTGCTTCTAACGCTGCTACAAGCGCGTCTACAGCCTCTACACAGGCAAGCAATGCAGCGGCCAGTGCTAGTGCAGCATCGACCTCAGAGACCAATGCAGCCAGCTCAGAGACCGCAGCAGCGTCTTCAGCTACAGGAGCAGCGAGTAGCGCCACAGCAGCAGCAAGCAGTGCAACCTCAGCAGCAGCTAGTGCTACAGCAGCGGCAGCGGAGTTGTCTACAGCAGCTCTGAAGGCTAACAACTTATCTGACTTGGCTAGTGCATCTACTGCTAGAACTAACTTAGGACTAGGTACTGCTGCTACTACAGCGGCTACGGACTATGCTACAGCGGCACAGGGTGCAAAGGCTGACACAGCTTTACAATCTAACTCAACACTTAATGCAGACAACATGACTACTGGTACGCTGAACGGCGGCACATACTAAGGGTATATAACTATGGCAACAAAAATTGTAACAAAGAACAGCTCTACTGCTTCTGCCGTTCCAACAGCAAGTGATCTTGTACAGGGTGAACTGGCAGTCAACGTAGCTGACAAACGACTATTTACTGAAGACAACGCAGGTGCTATTGTAGAGCTGGGTACTAACCCTAGTGCACTAACGGTCACAGGCGAAATCACAGCGAACGGCGGCATTGCATTGGGCGACAATGACAACGCTACGTTTGGTGCTGGTGATGATTTGGCTATTTACCATAACGGAGCAGATAGTTGGATTGCTAATAGCACTGGTAATCTCAATATGCAGGTTACTGAAAACGCATTTTTCCAAATATTAGACCCTGGTAGTAATAAACTGTTTAGGGCTAATGATGATGGTGATGTTGAACTTTATCACAACGGCAATGAGAAACTAGCCACCACCTCCACAGGCATAGACGTTACTGGCAAAATCACCGTTGATTCACTAGGTAGTATTGGGGTTGTAGCTACTGACAGGCTTTACATGGCTACAAGC